GCGAGTTCACGCGCAGTCACAAACATACTGTGACAGAACAAAAACGATCTAGGCAATCACCGCATCGGAAAATTCTAATGCACCAGGTCCAATGGTTCCGGCGGCGTTCATGGCTGCAATCGATTTTTGACCTGCACGCTGCTGTGAAAGCCACGTTTCCAGTTTTCCTTCAAACCCAGGCACCTGTGACTTGAGGTCCGCAAACTGTTTGTCGAGTACAGCCTGAACGTCATCGAATGTCTCGTATTTGTCCTCGGTGTACCCCATGAATGGTCCAAGGGCATTCGGGTGTGCTTGCATGTTCATACTGAGAATCTTTCCGGAACTGTCCGCCTGAACGTCGTACTGGACACCGAAATATCCACGAGTGTTCAAAAAGATGATTCGGGCGTTATACACCATAGACCCCTGGTCGCCCCCAAACGGGTTGATGTAAACAGTCTGTATGGGGTACAGGTCCGGGTCCTTTTCCTGGATGGACGTGACAATGTTCTGGATGACAGCCGGAGAGACTGGCTTCGAGGCGGACACGTCAGTAAACCGTTCATTCACCGACCGGTTCCAGATGAGAAACCCAAAAACAGCCAGGAGGACAAAGAGCAACAAGTCCTGGTTCTTCATTACTTAGGCGCGTTAAAAAAAATCGTCAAAAGAGTTTGTCTCCAGTAGATGGCGACTCTCGTCTACAGTGACCGCTGTCAATACTCGGCTCAGATTCTAAAAGATATTCAGAGCAATCCGGCTCTGCTTCACATTGTCCGGTTTCATAACGTGACGACACATGGTGTTCCGTCGAAACAGATTACGCGTGTACCGACACTCGTGACCAACGACGGCAAGATTCTTGTCGGTCAGGAGGTTCGGGCGTGGCTTCAGTCTATGCTGCCTGTACCTGAAGTTGAAGGGGCGGACTATGGTCCGGCGACAACCATGATTGATGGGTCGGACAACCCAACTGAAGGCATGTTCGATTTTGATAGTTACGGCGCGTCTCTCGCCCCACCAATGACGCCCGAACTTGAGAAGAAGATTAGCCAAAAAGTCCAGGACGCTTACGCGTCAATACAAAAGCACTAATGAGTGGAACCGCCACAAGTTGCTTGATGCTCAGCCAGTAAATGAGCGTTCGTTGTTTCGACTCGGTACAGACACACCGAGTATCCTTGAGGCGTTTCACATACCATAGGGACACCAGGGCGAGTATGAACGTTCCGGCCAAAAATATGTAAAAGTAAACCGGATCATGTACTCCCGTGACGAGTACATTCAGGTCATACAGAATAAATGCCAAGTATGTTGCAGTGATATAATCTAGTTGCCATTTTTCGGCGCACACACAATTCTTCAGGGCCCAGACCCACTTGAGGACATAGAACGTCCAGGCCAGGGACAGGACTGAGGCAAGTCTCAGGATCATTTTATTTTGTACGTCTATAATAAAATGATGTTGATCAAGGCTCTTGCGTTTATGGCTGTCTCTCACCCCGCCACCTACCAGCTGACCCGCAGCATTCTGGGTCCCTGGGTCGCCACCCCGGAGGGCCTACCCAAGATGGGTGGTCTTGTGCTACACGCCATCGTGTTTGTGCTACTTCTACGCCTCGTGTGGATGCTGCTGGCCCGGAAGAGCTATGCGAAGCTTCAGTAAATTTATAAACTTAAAGTAACATGAACTTGGCATTGGCTGCGCTCGGCGGCCGAAACACGCTCCGCAAGTCGTACAGAACACTATCCCCAAAAAGTATTAACCGTATACTGTCTGAGCTCGAACCAAACATGTCAGGTCGAGTCAACGAGAATGTTGGGTTGATTATCAACACGCTTGGTACAGAGCGGAACCGTCGCGCCAAAAACATCAACGCGATGTTGCTTGGTCTTGCGGTCAGTGCGCCCAAAAAGACGACGTACAAACGTCCGTCCAAGGTGCGTACGACAAAGAAGAAGGGTCTGGCAAACATGTCCAGTTTGCTCAAGGCGATTCCGCCAAAATTCAAAAAGTAGATTTTATTTTCCTATCAAATTATAAATGAGATATACGTATCAGGTGTCAACTCCTAAAGAAAGACTAGAATATGCAAAGTTTATGCAAAATGTTAAGAAAGCGAACAAAGAACTTAAAAAAGCCGTCAACGTCGTGAAAAAGTTAAACAACGGTAATACTGCAAGTCGTGTAAGCAACCCTCAAAAACGTTACTGAAAAAATATTAATCTTTATTATGTCAGAACCAGACGCAGAAACAATAGACCGAGAACAATTTAAAGTTAACGAATACGAAATCCTGGTCCGAGCGCCTTTTCTGTTGCTCTTTTTGCAGCGTTAAGCGTCGGTCGAGACCATAGTAGCCACCTGGACCAAAATCCGGCGGTGTACCGACCGCTCGGTGACCAATTTTCACGACGACGGTGTCGCACGAGATATCTCTCCATACGCGCACGGTCCTTGTGAATTGTATAGTCCGAAAACCCCCTGAGACCAAAGTCGACGTGTCGGCCGTTTGGAAACTCGGCCCGCCACTTTTTTGTCGAAATTGGACTGCGTCGAAGACGAACAGTCACGACCATATAAAAAAACGCAACATATTTTTGTCATGTACCTAAGGACGATTCAGGCGAGTGCGCTCCGAACAATCTTCGAGGTACTTAAAGACATCATCAACGATGTCAACCTGTACTTTACACCGGAGGGTCTGAAGATTGTCACTCTCGACACTGCCCGCGTAACACTGGTTCATATGTTTCTTTTGGCTGAAAATTTTGAAGAGTACGATTGTCCGTCTGAAATTATCGCCGGTCTGAACATTTCCAACACATACAAGTTGCTCAAGTCTGTCACGAATAATGATTCACTGACGTTTCGCATCGAAGACCGTGACGTGCTCGAAATTAAAATTGAAAACACGGTGAAAAATTCGAGCACGTCATTTCATCTCAAACTCCTGGACATTAACGAGGATATCCTAGACGTTCCGAACATCCAGATGGATCTTGTAACGACACTGTCGTCAGTTGATTTCCAGAGGGTGACACGCGACATGGCGAACCTGTCTCATGACCTGACGATCGAACGCTTCGGGACGTCTCTTCGACTCAGTTGCCGGGGTGAGTTTGCTGACCAGACGACTGTTCTCGACTGTGGCATCGAAGGTCCAGCCGAACCAATCGGAAATACATTTTCGCTCAAGTACATTAACATGTTTACCAAAGCGACAAACCTCTGTTCGAATGTTCAAATTTTCCAGGATGGTCACGACCCGGATATGCCAATTGTCATCCGATACGCCGTCGCAAACCTTGGAGACGTCCGGTTTTACTTGGCTCCAAAGGTGAACGACTGACCAAGAATGTTTCGGACGTGGACTCGAGGAGGTGTTTCACACGGAACGAGTTTCCATGACGTAAAGATCCTGAGTCCCCTGCATGTAAATGACCATGAAAGTTGTGGCTTCCAGAACCCAAAGGCTGCCCGAACAACTTCGGTCGTGACGACATGTCTCGGACCGGCAAAACGTTTGATGAGCGCAGTGACGTCTCGACCATCTTCCGTCACGGCGGACAAGAACGGAACACTGAAAATTCCCGGTTTGAATTCTGGGGGCCAGGATCCAATATGTGTATATACGTGTGGACCAAAAGTATATGTTGTCGCAAATGTGTCATTGTATTTTGAAACTTCTAAAATATTCATTCTGATTAAAGAAGTGACATCTTTAATCAAGATGGATAGGCGAATACACGAACGCCTGACTGAGCTTGAACAGACGAACGGTGACATAGGCACATACCTCGCGGAATGTATTCCCTTTATCAAAGAGTATACGACCCAAAAGTCGGGTGGCATTCAGCGCAAAGACATTTATGACGAGTACATGCTTCGGGTCGAAAATGTCCTCGAGGGTCCGATGCGTGGTTCAACCAAGAATGTGTACAAATGTTCGCACTGTGGCGCCATGTGCTCGTTTGTCATTGAGCATGAGACGAGTGACCAGGTGTGCACAGAGTGTGGAACGGCCGAATATGTTCAGGGTGAGGAACGCGGTTTCAAGGAGGAGCAAGAGATGGACCGAAACGTCGTCTACTCATACAAGCGCGAAAATCATTTCAATGAATGGATTGCTCAGTTTCAGGCGAAAGAGTCGACAACAGTTCCTGACGAAGTCATTGGACAACTTCGACTCGAATTTAAAAAACAAAAAATTAAAGGTTCGAATGAAATTACGCACCTCAAAGTTCGTGCACTTTTGAAAAAGCTTGGTATGAACAAGTACTACGAACACGCCCCGTACATTACGACAATCCTCAACGGCGTCAAGCCTCCTACAATGCCTCAGGCCCTTGAAGATCGTCTTCGTGTCATGTTTACCCAAATCCAAAAACCATTCGAACGTCACTGCCCACAGGATCGTAAAAATTTCCTGTCGTACAGTTTTGTCTTGTATAAATTTTGCGAACTTCTCGGAGAAGATGAATATCTTCCATGTTTCCCTTTACTCAAGTCCAAAGAGAAGCTGTATCGCCAAGATCAAATTTGGAAACTGATATGCAAAGACCTTCGCTGGGAAGCTATACCGACAGTCTGAGTTCTTCAATTTCGGGACCAGGGGACTCTTGTGTCGGAAAGTTGATCAAAAGAGCCTCTTCGAGACCGAGCAACTTGAGGTATTGCCGAGTCTGAACTCGATGTTCATCCTTGAGCATCCGAACACTTTTGAGCTCAACTACAAGGCGGTG